GACATGCCCTCGCAATTCTTTAATGTTTTTATTAAAGATCAAACAAAAATAGGCCGGAAATGATGAATCATGAATAAGGAGAAATGAAACATGACACATGAAATAGAAGAAATAAATATTGAAAACCTTTCTCGACAAGACAAGGTTGATCAATATATCGCTCGAGGAGATTATTCTTTGGGTGGTTTATATCCTGATCAAGAAGACCAGGATAAGATAAAAAGAGGTGACTATGTTTTTAAACTTAGAGCATCTATTAAAAATAAAATGACTAAGTTATGGAGTGTGCATTCACAACTACTTAGTGGTCGAAACAGCACCTCTTTGGAGCAACTTAGAGACCATCAGATAGTGGCTTTACCAAGTCATTGCAGAGCTTTAAGACTAGCGCGTTACCGAGTGGTAAATCAAAACCGAATGGGTAAGTATGGTGATTACATTTATGAACCAGAGTTTATAAGAAAATTTAGAAATGGTGAAATATTAGTAATCGATAAACCTATAAAACCATTAGCGCCAGCTGATGTGAAGGAGGTTGCATGAACCAAGTAACTAAAAAAGAAAAATCAGATGTTGCTTTAACGAGCATGTTTGAGGAAGATGCTAACACTAGTTTTAGTAATATGGACTCGCAAGACTTTGCGTTGCCATTTTTAAGAGTGTTAGGTCAATTGTCTCCCGAAACTAATAAAAGGGATTCAAAATATGTAGATGGCGCAGAGCCAGGTATGATATTTAATACCGTGACGAAGCAACTCTACGACGGCGAAGAGGGCGTCAACGTAATACCATGTTATTACAAACGTGATTATGTTGAATGGTCTGATCGTGGTGAGGGCACAAGTGCTCCCATCGCAATACACTCTGTCGACAGCGGCATAATAAAAGAGGCTACTCGTGATGCTAGTTATAAAGATAGATTACCCAATGGTAATTATTTGGAAAACACAGCATCATACTTTGTGTTGTTGGAGTCAGGTGAAGCTGCTTTGATTTCTATGAAATCTACACAATTAAAAATTAGTAGAGCATGGAACTCAATGATGAACAGTATCAAACTTAAAGGTAAGAATGGTATGTTCACTCCAGCTATGCACAGTCACGTGTACAAACTTAAAACAGTTCAACAATCAAATGACAAGGGGACTTGGTTTGGTTGGAGCGTTGAAAAGGTTGGTCCTGTTCAAGACAAGGGGTTATACGAGCAGGCAAAGAGTTTTGCTGTAAGCGCTAACAAGGGTGACGTTACTGCAAAACATGGTGAAGAAGATACTAAGTCGAAAGACGAGGTACCGTTTTAATCATGGTGGGCCCGTGGTTAGACTCCCCCGTTGCTGCGGGCCCACAATTAGAAAGGAATAATTATGACGAGAATATGTCCAACATGCAAAAAAGAGTTTGAAATAACAAAGTGGCAGAAGAGCAAGGTTTACTGTCAAGATATTTGTAAACCAGGATTCAAACCAAACGCTGGTAAGCCAAGAACAGGGAGACCCAAGCGTGAAATTTAAAGAGATATTTGAGGGCAATAACAGTGCTTATGGCCAGTTGATTCTATCTGGATCGAAAAGCGCCAAAGGTAAAGCTGATGGTAAAGCTTTTATAAAAAGACAATCAGTAAGTGATAATCTTTGGGAAGATCATATAGCAGGTAAAGATCCAGCACTTGGTATTATACCAATAAACGAAAACAACGAATGTAAATGGGGTTGCATTGATGTGGATGTATACAACGTAGACCACCTAGTATTGATGAGAAACATAAAAGGACTTGGTCTTCCGTTGGTCACATTTAGGTCTAAGTCTGGTGGCGCACACTTATTTTTATTCGCAAAAGAATTTATACCTGCGTCACTAATGCAATCTAAACTCAAAGAGATGGCAGACGCATTAGGTTATGCAGGCAGTGAGATTTTTCCAAAACAAGTAGAAATATTAGTTGAACGTGGCGACACAGGTAACTTTTTAAATTTACCATACCATGGTGGTATGCGTGGTTTAAGATATGCAATCAAAGCTGGTGGTGAGGCTGCTAGTTTAGAATCATTCTATTCTATATACGACGAGTGGGTGCAGACAGTAGATCAAATAGAGAACATAAAAGTTCAAAAGCCACCAAAGAAAAAAGAATATTTTCCAGACGGTCCGCCTTGTTTAAATAAATTAGCAGAGCAGGGTTTTGGAGAGGGTTCTAGAAATAATGGTTTATTTAATGTTGGTGTGTATAGAAAAAAATCTAATCCAGATAATTGGAAAAATTTAATGACAGCTGACAATTTTGAATTAATGGACCCACCTCTTGGTCACATAGAAGTTCAAGAAATAATAAAATCTTTACAAAGAAAAGACTATGATAGGTACAGATGTAAAGAGCAACCTATTTGTAGTCTATGTGACGCCGCTAAATGTGCAACAAAAATGTATGGTGTTGGTTTTGGTGATGAGCAGATGCCACAGTTGAGCGCTTTGGTTAGAGTAACATCAAATCCTCCACAGTGGTTTTTAAGTGTAGACGATGCAAGAATAGAATTAAAAACCGTAGAATTAAGAAATCCAGAGTTATTTGCAACAGCGGTATTGGATCAAATAGATGTAGTAATACCAGATGTGACACCTAAAAACTGGAGAAAATTGTATTTAAGAGAGTTGATGGCAGGTGTTGATCACAGTGAGCCATTGCAATCATTAGACCCTAAATATTTTATAATAAATTTATTAAAAGATTTTACAGTCAATAGACCACAGGGCAGGAAAAAAGAAGACATACTTAGAAAGATGGCGTGGACTGATGAAGATAATTTTTGTTATTTTAGAATGGATGATTTTTATGCGTGGGCAAAAAGAAACAACTGGGAGTTGGATAGGCAAAAGACAGCAACTTTAATAAAGAATCTTAAAAATTTTGAAAAAGAAATTCGTATGAAATTAAAAGGTCAAACTCCACATTTAATAAAGATTAAGTCCATGAAAGACGAGGACGAACCAGAAATATCAGAAGTTAAATACGAGCAATCACCATTCTAATGAAAACAATTATACTAGGACCACCAGGAACAGGGAAAACAACAACACTATTAAGTTTAGTTGAGGACTTTTTACGTGATGGTGTTGACATAAAAAAGATAGGATATTTTTCTTTTACAAAGAAGGCAGCGTGGGAGGCCACCTACAGGGCAGAAGAAAAGTTTATGATAGACAAAAAAGAAATACCATATTTTAGAACTCTACATTCACTTGCATTTAGAACTTTAGGTATGAACAAAGAACGTGTGATGGGTCATGCAGACTACAGAGATTTTGGTTTAAGGTGTGGTATACCAATAAAGTCCGCGTGGTACAGCAACGAGGATGGTGTGTTTAATTCTGACAACGAGTATTTAAGATTGATTAACAAGGCACGAGTTTTAGAGATGCCTGTCTTAGATTTGTATGACAGGAATGAGCACCATATGGACATTGAAAGAGATTTATTATATCTTTTAGATCAAGAACTTAAGAAGTATAAAGCGGAAAAAGGACTGTACGATTATGATGACATGTTGGAGCAATTTATTGAACAAGATATATCACCGTCTTTCGACGTGTTATTTATTGACGAGGCACAAGATCTTTCACCCCTACAATGGAGAATGGTTAGAACGTTATGGAGAAAAGCCGACAAGACATATATTGCTGGTGATGATGACCAGGCTATTTTTAAATGGGCTGGTGCTGATGTTGATACTTTTATTGCACTTAAAGAAGAAGTAGATTACGTCGACACATTAAATCAATCTTACAGAATACCTGGTGGACCAATACACGAGTTATCACAAAAAATTATTAGGAACGTTTCCAACAGATACGACAAAGATTATTTGCCTAGACAAGAGATGGGCGATCTTACAAGATACTCTGACGTCACACAGGTGGACATGTCACAAGGTGAGTGGTTAGTGTTGTCAAGCGCTAATTATTTTTTAGATGACATAAAAGAATTATGTGAATTACAGGGTTGGTACTACGCACACAAAACAAAAAACTCTGTGAAATTAGATTTACTTCTTGCAATACAAACGTGGGAAAAGTGGAGAAACAGTGAAACATTATTACCAGTGGCGTCAATAAAAAATATTTATTCTTATCTTGGTGACAACGTAACCAAAGGTTATCGCACAGGTAAAACCATGGACGAGAACGAAGAGGGTTATTACATTGAAGAGTGTCGCGCGGATCACGGATTACAAACACAAGATGTTTGGTATAAAGCGTTTGCAGGTTTAGATATAGATACAGAAAACTACATTCGTAATATGTTAGCTAACAATGAAAAGATTACACAAACACCACGAATAACTTTATCAACGATACACGCTGCGAAAGGAGGTGAAGCGGATAATGTACTCATTCTTCCTGATATTACTAAGTCTGCTGTTGACCACAATGATATTGATCCAGATGAATTACACCGTCTATTCTATGTCGCTGTGACACGTGCAAAAAAATCTTTACACATATTAGAACCAAAAAATTATGAAAGGGCGTATGTGTTGTGAGGTTTCATGAACACATAAAAGGTGACAAAGCAGAATACATCGCTGCAATGTGGCTGTGGGACCAAGGATATTTAGTTTGCAGGAACATGTCACAACAGGGTGCTGTTGATCTTGTTGCAATACGAGAACACGAAGTTGTGTTGATAGATGTCAAGTCAGTGTGTGTGAGAAAGAGAGATGGTTATAAAATAAATAGATCACTCACACCAATACAAAAAAGTCTTGGTGTAAATATTTTAAATGTAAACGTAGAAACAGGAGAATGCACATATGTCTAGTCCATACGACAACCAGGTCGGCGGCGACCATTACAAAAAATACGAGATACAACCTAGCGAATTCATCAATAAAAACAAGTTGTTATTTGCTGAAGGATCGGCTATAAAATATATAGTTAGACATCAAGATAAGGGAGGCAAAGAGAGCCTCGAGAAAGCGAAACATTTTATCGATATGATAATCGAAAGGGACTATAGTTGAGAACATTACAGCAGCCACTCTTCACACCAGAAACAGAGTGGGTACCACCAGACAGATTACCAGATTTATCCGGTCATTTAGAAATAGCAATTGACTTGGAAACACGAGATCCAAACCTGATAACAATGGGATCAGGTTCGGTAAGAAGAGACGGGGAGGTAGTCGGCATCGCCGTTGCGGTCGAAGGTTGGTCCGGCTACTTTCCTATCGCGCACGAAGGTGGGGGGAACATGGACCGCGCATTGGTTTTAGATTGGTTTGAAGAAGTTTTACACACAACATCTACAAAAATATTTCACAACGCAATGTACGACGTATCCTGGATACGTTCGATGGGCTTTCAAATAAATGGTGGCATCATTGACACAATGATTGCTGCAAGTTTGATTGATGAAAACAGGTGGAGTTTTACATTGGACTCTGTCGCAAAAGATTATATTGGCATGCGTAAGAACGAAAAACTTTTACAAGACGCCGCAAAAGATTTTGGTGTGAACGCAAAAGCAGAAATGTGGAGACTGCCCGCACCGTTTGTTGGTGAGTATGCAGAGAGAGATGCAGAGATTACACTAAAGTTGTGGCATGCACTGCAGCATGAAATATCAAAACAAGATTTATGGGACGTATTTAATTTAGAAACGAATCTGTTTCCATGCCTGGTTGATATGAAGTTCAAAGGTGTTCGAGTTGATGTTGCAAAAGCTGCGGCACTCAAGACACAGCTGACAGTGACAGAGGGTGAGTTGTTGCGTGATATAAAAAAAATTGCGGGTTTTGACGTAGAGATCTGGGCTGCTGCATCAATTGCAAAAGCATTT